GAAGAGTAAATTTCATTGTTTCCGCTTTAGGCTCTATCAATCCAACCGAGTTTAGCAAGGCATCGCAGACCATTGACATAGAAACAGAACTGGTTCCATATATGATTGATGATTTGAATGATAAGGTGACTACTGCCGTTTCCGCTGTCAGTGGTGGCATTTGGTCCACACGTGAAGGTATCATGTTTGCCGGGAATGCTGATAGGGTAGAAGAGGAGCTTGCAGAAATCAAGGAGGAGCAAGCGGCAAAGAATGAGCAAATCGGAAATAAGGGACAGAAAAATGCCTCTTAGTCAGAAAAATTATAGGGATTATAATTTTAGTACAAGAAAAATAGAATATTTTGCGGCAACATCAAAGAATTGCCGCTAATTTTTTGCTTGAATAGTTGTAGGTAATTAAATAATTACCTATATTTGTAGGGTAATCAATAGAGAAAGGTATGCCAACGATATTTATTTTATTTGGTTTTCGTTTTATGTTTTACGCTAATGACCATGAGCCTATACATGTTCATGTAATCAAAGGGGATGTAAGTGCTAAATTCACTTTATTTCCAGTTACATTAATCAAAAATAATGGCTTGAAGTCATCTGAACTGAAACTTGTAGAATCAGTTATAGAAGAAAATCAAGAAGTAATAGCAGAGCATTGGAATAAATTTTTTAATAAATCAAAATAAGTGGTTATGGAAAATATCATAGTTGAAAAGGTATGGTTGACTGATACGGAGGTATGGATACGTACCACTGACGGGAAGGAGGCATGTGAGAAGTTTTCAGATTTCCAAAGGCTGAAATGGGCTACTCCTGCGCAGCGCGCAAATTTCACAACGAGCCATGACGGAATACATTGGAGAGAGCTTGATGAAGATTTGAGTTTTGAGGGATTCTTTCGGGAAAGGAAATCTAATCCTCTTTATGATTTATTTATAGCTCATCCTGAATTGAATGCTGCTGCCATAGCACGACGTTTAGGTATTTCTCAGAGTTTGTTTGCTCAATATGTAAGCGGAACAAAGAAGCCGTCTAAGAAACGTTTTGAAGATATTATAGAAACAATACGTTCAGTAGGGCGTGAATTAATGGCTGTACCGGCATAAGTTACAATACTTTATTTAGGCGTGATTCCATTCGGTTTCACGCCTTTTTTATACCATTTTACGACAATCGTTTCATTGTCGTGTATCACCTATCTGATAATTTTTCACATAGCTTATTAATGCCGAAATTTACCGTAGAAATTTATAAATCAAATTCATACGGTATGACAATCTTAGAACAAATCTTGGCAGGGCTGCAACAGAAGTTTACTGGGGTGGACACTGCTATCTTAACCCGAATTGCCACTAAGAAGGCAGAGGGTGTAACGGACGAGACAAAGGTAAACTCCATTGTTGAGGGTATCAGCTTCTCGGACGTGCTAAATTCCTATGGTGATTTCCGTGCCGGGGATGCTTCCAAGACCGCAGTTTCCAACTACGAGAAGAAACATAACCTTAAAGACGGTAAGTCAATTGAGAATCCCAATCCTAACCCTAATCCGAAGCTGGAAGATAAGACGGACGACATGGCGGCTATTATTGCTAACGCAGTGAGTGCAGCCGTTAAACCTCTTTCTGATAAGCTCGCTCAATTCGAGACAGAGAAGTTACAAGCTACCCGGCAGGAGCAGATTATGGCAAAGGCAAAGGAGTATGGTATTCCCGAAAACTACGCCAAACGATGCGCCATCAAGGACGATGAGGACTTGGACGCATATTTCAAGGACTTGAAGCAGGAGTTCGCAAATGACGGCTTCAAGGGCGTAACCCCTCCCGAAACGGCAGAAGAGAAGATTGAGAAAGAATCTGAATCTATCGCTAAGATGATTGACGAGGGAACGAAAACTATTGTTGAACAAAACAAGAATTAATTATGTCAGCAGGATTTAAGTATGATTTAGTTCCGCCCGTTGAGCAAGAGGAACGCTACGATGTCCAGACCGGTATTCGTAGACGTGGCCCGTTCAAACTCGACACGCAGAACCTGGTAGTGGGAAGTTTTCTTCCCGGATTTACACCGATTTGTGCGGACTTGAAAAATAAGTTCGCATACACGGTAATCAATGTGAGAGTAGTAGAAGCATACGCAACCAGTGACACGGCGTTATCTATCAAGGTAGAAAAGAACTCCCTTGCATACGTTGGCATGTTTCTCGGAAGCGGTACGAAAGGCGCGGAAGTTTCGGCTATCGACAAGACAAATGCAAATTATGATGTCTTGACAATCAAGGCTGCTTTTGGTGAGAATATCGCCAAAGATGCTGTATTATTCAATGCGGTTGCAGTTGATGGTTTAAAGCAAAAGTATGTGGCTAATTCGGCTCTGTTTAACCGTACAAAGGTTGAGGACGGAATCACATTGGTTTCATTGCTTCGTACAGCCGCAGAAATTGAACCCTCAAAATTGGTTATGCCGTTCTCTGAGAACGATAAAGCCAACATGAAGGGATGGTTTGAGTTTAACGAGTAAGGAGGTAGGATATGTTTTTAACGATTCAAACATTATTCGATGATGCGAACATTGTTTCCGCTATCATCAGACGTGTGAACCAGACACGCAAGGACACAATCTATTGGCAGCAGTATCTTACTTTCCGCAGAGTAACTACTCGTGTGTTCAAGGATTATATCGGTTCTGTAACCGGAGTTATGGCCGGCTCTATCAATTCACGTTTTGGAGAGAAACCCATCCGTGAACGTCGGAACATCGGTTCCGGATATGGTGAGATTGCCTATTTGGGTGATGCTTATCAGATGTCTATTGACCGTCTTTCCGAATTACAGGATTTGATTGACAAGTTCAATGCAGCTAAGCCAGCCGACCAAAAGGCTGCAATGGAAGAGATTGTAAACTTCCTGGCAGACGACTACCGTCAGATTACCCTTGCTGCCCACAAGCGTATGGATATTATTGTCGGTGCGCTGTTGATGCTTGGTGAAGCCACCGTTTACAACAAAGACGCTGCAATCACTTCCGGTCAGACCAATAATAAACTGCTGGAGATTACCCTTCCGTTCAATTTTATCAAGCCGAAAAGTGGAGATGTGGTTGTGGACGGAAAGAATATGTTTATCTCTTATTTGAGAGAGAAACTTCATTCCTTGGCACCGGACTATGGCGTTTATGCCAAGATGGTTATGACTCGTGCATCTTTCAACAAGCTTATTCTTGGTTCATCTGAATTTGGTGAGCAGTACAAGATGATTCTCGGCAGCAACGAAATGAAGTTGAGTACGGGATTGGTTTCCTCTTCTTTGGCTTCCGAAGTGTTCACCGGCATCGGTCTGCCTCGCATCGAAATCAAGGAGGACTACGTGAAAGACCAGACGGGAAAGAATGTGCAGATTTACGCGGATAACCGTATTGCTCTGTTGCCTTCTGACAACATTGGTTATATGCGCCATCATACCCCGTATGAAGCGACAGACCCGGTACAAGGACGTACTTATATCCCGTCAGAGGGACAGATGCTTATCTCCAACTACCGTGACAAAAATGGTCGCTACATGGAATATACGGCAGAGTGGATTCCGCAGATTTCCAATCCGGATTTGATTACTAATTTCGATTTGAGCGAAATTGCATCCATCCAATCAGCATAAGGAGGTAGGATATGAAAGTAAAGGTTATATCAGTTTTCCGCGACAAGTTCACCGGAAAGTATTATACTCCCGGTGAAGTGATTGAAGTCGGTGAGGAAGCCCGTGTGCTGGATATGGAAAGCCGCAGACTTGCTGAACGGATTGAGGCAAAAAAAAATACCGAAGTGAAAGCCCCTGAAGAAAAGAAGGAGGTGAAAATCCCCCTCTTTGAAAAGGAGTTTGAGAAGAAGGCTTTGATTGATGCTTTGAAGTCTATCGGTGCGCAAGCTTCCGGCAATATGAAAGAGGAAACTCTTTTGGCTAAGGTTGCAGAACTGGATGAAGAATCAACAGCCAAACTGAAAGAAGCATTAGGTATCGAGTAAAAGGATAGGGTAGTGCTTCTACCCTTCCATTGTCTAATTTTATAAATCAGAAAAGAAATGAAGAATTTTATTTTTGCCATGTGTGGCTTTTTAATGATGTCTTTGGTTTCGTTGAGCGTGCAGGCATCAAGTGTGGAATCTCCTAAGTGTGAATACGTGAATCCATCGGTTGATGTTGGTCTGCCGGATATTCAGTTTATCACTTTGGAAACGGCTCCGGCTGATTGTGTTGTACTGACCATGACGCATCCCATGTTTTTGGTTGCAAATAACCCGGCTATGATGTGTTCGATAAAAGAGGGAATGGCTATTCAAGGGGTACGAATTAATGTTCCCAAATGTCCGTTCAGATACATCTATAAATCTAAACATTGTACGCATTATAGCTATACCGCATATAGTAAACTGATTACACCATATTGAATGATATCAGCCATGAGTAACAAGGAGTTTGTATTAAGCGTATTTGATAAGAACACCCCGTCTAATCTTGTAGTTGAAAATATACTTTCAAGAACGGGATTGGATGGTGAAGAACCTTTTGCCGAGGAAAATCGGGCAAGATTAGAGGTCGCTTGTGCAAAGCAAATTCCGTGGATGATACAAAATCCATCTTCGGTCAGCGAAAGCGGATTTTCTGTGTCTTGGTCTAATTATGTTGATAGCCTAATGAAATTGTACTCATGGCTGTGCAAACAGTACGGTTTGAAAGACGAACTGAGTAACAAACCTAAAGTGACTTTCTTATGATATTCGCTCCCCACATATTGCAAGTTAAGGTTATCACCCCGATGGATAAGGATGAGTTCGGAAGACCTATTCCCGGTACCGGTGGTGAAAGCTGGCAGGAGGTGTGCAAATGCCGTTGTGATGATGTGAGCGCGGAAAAGAAAGTATCTATCAATGGTGCTTTGTATGATTTCAAGTACAAGGTAGTCTTTGACAAGCCGTCAAAGGTTGAAGCAGGTGCAGAGATTCGTTGTTTGAATGTCGATGGAAGCATAAGAGGTGAAGGAGTTGCTAAAAGCCCTTTGGAAACAAACTATTTTTCCTACAGAGTAATATGGTTGGAATAGATGCAGACTTTTCGGATGTTGACCAGTTCTTTGAGGACGGAACAAGCGAAGTCGTTGCTGGCATGAAAGAAGAGGGAGAGGCATTTGTTGAAGATGCAAAAGCTACCGGAAACTATCAAGACCACACAAAACATTTGAGAGAATCGAATGATTATGAGGTTAATGAAGATGGCTTAATTCTGAAAAACGAAGCTGATTATGCTTCATTCGTGGAATCCAAAGGATTTGAAGTTGCAGGAAGTGCAGCGATAAGGACAGAAAAAAGATTGAAAGATAGATTTGAACGATGATAGTAACCACCGACATAGGAAACATCCTCTACCGGGACTGCAAGATTTTCGGAATAGACATAGTACCAGCAGGAGAAACGCTGACGGGTGAATTGAAGTCCGAAAGGATTGTCATCCACACGAAGAAACAACAGACGGGAACTTATTGGAAGAAATCTTTCGCAGAAGTGAATCTATGTGTACCCAATTTAAGCGAGAATGAAGCGAACACAATCCGGCTTAACGAACTTGAAAGAAAGGCTGACAAGCTGTTTGATGATGTAGTAAGCACCTATGATGGTATGACATATCGTTACTCTATTGATTCTATCGGTACAGAAGCGGACACAGCTTTGAAGTGTCATTATGTGAATGTGAAAATTTTGTTTAATGTATTAAATGTAAAATGATATGATTACAGCAGTAGAAATTGACGAACTGTATTATGCAGAACCGATTAAAACGGTTACTACTCCAGCTGCCGGATTAACAGGCGCAGAAGTAGCCACCATCTTGAAAAACGCAGCAACGAAGCGGGTCAAGAATGTGCATGGTGACACGTATCAATACGAAGAAGCAGAGGCAAGTGTAACTCGTTACAAAAACGCTTTGACTGGTGAGTACTACCGGGAAACGTCTGAACCGGGTGAGGTGAAAATCAACTTCACCATTGGTGAGTATGATTATGCTACAAAGGCTGATTTACAAGGTGGTAAAGCCACAGAAAAGAATTGGGAAAGAGGCAAGTATAAGCCTATTCATAAATGTGTGATTGGTAAAACCAAAGACGGAGTTTATGTTGTGTTTCCGAAAGCGGCTATCAATGCCCGTGGCTCTAATACCGATAAGGCTGTCGGATTGGCTGTTTCGGCCGTTCCCCTTTCCACAGGTGTAGATGGATTGGCTTCCGAAAAGTGGTTTGACGAATCGGAAGTTGTAGTGCCGGAAGGTTGATAATTTTTCAGTAAAAGGATTGTTTTCAGATGGCGGTGGGTGGTTGCTCACCGCCTTTTTAATTTAATGTTATGAATAATCAAGCAGCAAAAACAGTTTCTGATGCTTTGTTAGGGCTGGATTTCATGAATGTGGAGATAGGAGGGATGGTTTATACCATTAAACCTCCTACAATTAAAATTATCTGTCGTGTCATTCATCATTTTTCCAATATCGGCATGACTGGAGATAATGTAATGGAGGCTATTAAAGAACTTCCTGAAATTGCTGGAGATATGCTGAAAGGCATTTCTTGTTTCATCTGTGGCAGTGAGGAGCTGGCTGAAAATTTAGAGAACGGGACTTTTGAAGAAGTTAGGAATGCCTTGGAAGTCTGTTTCTCTATGATGGATATATCGGCTTTTCAGTGTGTCAGCTCGATGAGGAACGTGTCGATGCTGGCAGCAAGACCGAAACAGTAGGAAACACAACGTTCTTCGGGCAGATAGCCTATTTGATTGACACGCTGCATCTGAGTTATACAGAAGTGTTTGAGATTATCCCTTATCGGAATCTGCTGGTGATGCAACGGGATAAATTACACGCAGTATATGGTGGTCAGAAGGTGAATAGAATCAGTGGTAAGGAATTGGCTAATCGTAGGAAAAAGAAATAGATATGGCGAAATTATATTTTAAGGTAGGTAGTGACTGGGAAGAAGTTGTAAGACTTCGTAATGAAATTGCAAAATTAAAGCAGGAGTTAATGAGCATGGATGGCACGCAATCTCCTGCTGCTTTCAAGGCTTTGAATGCCCAACTTACTGCATCCAACCAAAGATTGGATGAGTTGGTGACTAATGCAGCCAAAGCTGGAGCAGAGATGGAAACAGGATTCAAAAGGAAAATCTTCGATGCTTCTCAGGTAGTGAATGGATTCACAGAGAAGATTCTTGCTCAAAAAGCGGTAGTTAAGGATATTGAAGCGGATGTAAAACGACTTGGGGATGCTTATCGTATAGCATTGAAAAGGAATCCGTTATCAGCAAATAGCAAGTTAGAAGAATACAATGCTGCCCGCAAAGCTCTTGATGAAGAAAAGGCAGCTTTATTTGGATTAACCCAACAACAAGCCGAAGCGCGTCTTTCCGTAAAGAAACTTCGGGATGAATACGCCCTTTACAATGATAATGCTAAGGAAATCGTAGAGAGTAACAACGGTATCGCTATTTCTTGGAAGAAAGCATTGGCGGTTATTGGTGGTGCTGGAGTATTAAAGGCATTAGGTTCTGAAATGATTCGTGTTCGTGGAGAATTTCAATCCATGCAGACCGCTATTGAGACTATGGTTGGAAAGGATATGGCAGGACAACTGATTCCGCAAATCAAGGAGCTGGCTAAGATTTCTCCACTTACTATGTCAGATATGGTTGGAGCAGAAAAGATGATGCTTGGATTTAACATACAAGCAGAAGACACTATCAAATACTTGAAAGCCATTAGTGATATTTCTATGGGGGAATCCAGTAAGTTCAATTCGCTAACTTTGGCATTTTCACAGATGTCAGCAGCGGGTAAACTTATGGGGCAGGATTTGAATCAAATGATAAACGCTGGATTCAACCCGTTACAGATTATCTCCGAAAAGACCGGAAAATCTATCGCAACTTTGAAAGATGAAATGTCCAAAGGTGCTGTTTCCGCTGAAATGGTTCAACAGGCATTCATTGATGCAACTTCCGCAGGTGGTAAGTTCTATAATATGTCTGAGAATGCCTCAAAGACTATCAATGGTCAGTTGTCTATGATGCAGGATGCTTTGGATTCCGTGTTTAACGAATTGGGAACAAAGTCGGAAAGTGTTATCATGGACGGTATTCAAATGACAACTTCGTTGATTCAGAATTATGAAACAGTAGGTAAGATCTTGGCTGGATTAGTGGTTACTTATGGTACATACCGGACCGCAGTGATGCTTGTTACTGCTGCCGAAAGTAAACATACTCTTGTGGAGATTGGACTTACCAATGCCCGTTTATTGGCACGAAAAGCGCAGTTAGCTTTAAACGCTGCAATGCTTACCAATCCTTATGTAGCTTTAACTGTCGTTATCGGTGGGCTTGCTACTACAATGTGGGCAATGTCTGATAGTACAACTGCTGCCGCCCGTGCTCAAAAAGAATATAACGGCATTAAAGATGCAGCATTTAAAAAAGAACAGGAACACAAGCTGAAAATCGAAGAATTATTGACGGCTGCTCGTGATGAGAGTTTGGCTACTCTTACTCGGCAAAAATCATTAGAAGAACTTCGTAAAGAATATCCTAAAATTTTCGAACAATACGATATTGAAAAGCTAAAGTTGGAGGATATCTTAAAGTTGAAGCAAAAAATAAACGAAGAAGATTCAAGGCGTTCTGTTCAAGGCAGGAGAGATGATTATAATGCTCTAAAACAAACGATTACTAACCAACGGAGATATTTGCAGCTATTTGATAATCCTGATTTACGGAAGAATATGTCTGATTCCGATAAAGAAATATGGAAAATGTTTTCTGGTAATCAGTCATACGTACAGGTGCGTGAGCAAATGGAGAAAAACTCTGAACTTTTAAAAAAGTATCAGAAAGACATGTTCGATGATAATATTTCCGCTTACAAATCCAATCTTAAAAACTATTCTAAGGAGAAGCTTGAAACGGAATTGAAACTTGCTCAATCGTCTGCATCCAAACGCAATGGTTTTGTTGTAAACGGGATGATGGTTAAAGGGGGAGATTTAGAAAGTGTTATTTCTTCAATTAATGGAGCGTTGGCTAAAAAGAAATCCCCTACTACTTACAAGCAGGATTATGAGAAAGCGAAGAAAGACTGGGATGATGCTAAGAAGAAACTTTCTGAAATAGAAAAGAATAAATCCAAGTTTACTTCAAAGCTGTATGAAGAAGCTAAGAAACGAGTAGAAACAACTGAAAAAGCCTATAAAAATTTGGGCGGTATTACTGGTAGTTCTTTGACCAAGCAGGAAAAAGCTGCTGAAAAGCAAAAAAAAGAACAAAAAAAGACAGCCGAACAACTTCTTTCACTTCACCGTCAGAACCAACAGGATGAAATCAACCTGATGAGAGAAGGCACGGAAAAGAAGTTGAAACAGATTGACCTTGATTATCAGAAACAGATTGATGCGATAAGAAAACAGGAGGAAGAATGGAGCAAAGCCGGTAACGGTAAGCTGACCGACAAGCAGGCACAGAAAATTTCAGAAGCTTATACCAATGCCGAAAGTATGAGAGATAAAGATATTTCCGATGTAACTGAAGGACAGCTGAAAGCCGAACAACAGGCTTTGAACGACTACTTGAAAGAATATGGCACGTTCCAGCAGCAGAAATTGGCTATCGCCCAAGAGTATGCGGAAAAAATAAGGAAAGCACAGGAAGAAAACGGTGTTAATAGTGCACAAGTAAAGTTACTGGAGAAACAACGTGATGTTGCCATACAGAACAAGGAAACAGAAGCCATAAAAGCCAATATAGATTGGGTTACTGTGTTCGGTGAGTTTGGTTCCATGTTTTCCGACATGATAAAGCCCGCCTTGGACGAAGCGAAAAAATATGTACGGACTGACAAGTTCAAGAACTCCGATCAGGCAAGCCAGAAATCATTGATTGACGCCATCAGCCAGATGGAAAAGTCTTTGGGTGGTACAAGTGGAGTCAACTTCAAGAAACTTGGAGAGGATGTAAAAGCCTATCAAATAGCAGAACAGAATCGTATCAGTGCCATAGGGATTGAAACAGCTGCTTTGGAAAGACTAAAGAAATCACAGGATGATTACACCAAAGCGCAGAAGGGCGGAACGGAAAGTGAGAAACAAGCCGCAGCAAACGCTCTTGAAACAGCACGGCAGAATGCTGACATTGCATCCGCCAATGTGAAGACACAGACTGATATCGCCAATCAGGCCCAGCGTAATGTGACTGATACCGCCACCAGACTGAAAGCAAGCATGGAAAATTTGTTGGGAGGCTTGCAGCAGATTTCATCCGGTGGATTGTATAACGCATATAGCGGAATTATCAAAACCGTGAACGGATTCAAGGATGTCATAGGAAAAACGTCAGAATCTCTTAAGGAGGTTCCCATTGTCGGATGGATTCTGTCCATCATTGACGTACTCAAAGACGGATTAAGTGATCTTGTCGGTGGTCTGCTTGATGCTGTTCTGAACGCTGTCAGTGGAATTATCGGTGATGTCTTGTCAGGGGATTTGTTTGTCACAATCGGCAAGTCATTGAGGAACGGCATAGGAAACATCCTGAACGCAATCTCATTCGGAGGCTTCAACTCCCTGTTTGGAATAGGTGGAAACGCCAAGGAAGTACAGGAAACGATAGACAGGCTGACGGACAGGAATGAAACTTTGCAAACGGCCATCGAGGATCTGACTGACGAGATGAAGGCAAGCAAGGGAATGAAATCGGTTGAATCTTACAGGGAAGCTGTAAAGTATCAGGAGGAAGTCAATAAAAACTATCTGCAAATAGCAAAGGAGCAAGCCGGATATCATAAGAGCCACGGCAGCTGGCAGCATTATCTGAAATGGACGGATGAAATGCTGGAACACGCAAGAAAAGCTACCGGCATGCAGGATTTCTCCGGCACCGATTCCTTGTGGAATCTGACCCCCGAACAGATGAAGGCTCTACGGTCGGACGTATGGTTATGGGATATCATGGAATCTTCCGGTAAGGGAGGTTACGGTGAGCGTGTTACCGACAAGCTGGATGATTATATAGAGCAGGCAGGAAAACTGGAAGAACTGACCGACAGTCTTTATGAGGGCCTGATCGGAATGTCATTCGATTCCATGTATGACAGTTTTATAAGCAGTCTGATGGATATGGAGAAGAGTGCGGAGGATTTTGCTAATGACATATCCAAATATTTCATGCAGGCGATGCTGTCAAATGCCATCGGTGAACAGTTTAGTGACAAACTGAGGACATGGTATGATAAATTCGGTGAAGCCATGAAGGATGATGGTACGCTTGACAATAATGAGCGTAAGGAGCTGATGGATGAATACATGGGTTATGTGGACGAAGCCATGAAGCTCCGTGACGAGCTTGCCGCAGCAACCGGATATGACAAGATTTCGCAAGAATCAACATCCCAGTCAGCTTCATCCAAAGGTTTTCAGGTAATGAGTCAAGATACTGGCGAAGAGTTGAACGGTAGGTTTACAGCATTGCAGATTGCAGGAGAAGAGATAAAGAATCAAAATATCATTCAATCTCAATCGCTTAATTTACTAACAGTAAAAGCAGATGCTCTACTTTCCATAAATACGGAAACAAGAAATATTGCTGATGATACGCGGGATTTGATAGCGCAATCCTATCTTGAATTGGTACAGATTTCAGAAAATACAGGGGCAATCGTCAAACCTATTCAACAGATGCAAAGAGATATAGCAGAGGTTAAAAAGAATACAGCAAAATTATAGTTTATGAATGAATTATTAATTAATGGCGAAAACGCTTATACAACATGGGGTGTGAGAATGGGAGAGGGGTTTCTTGATGTTATTGGGGCATCCGCTCCCATGAAGGATTTTATTGAGAACAAAAGCCGACTTGAACATGGGAAACGGGTAATAATCAATAATCCTAAAGTCGATGAGAGGGAAATAACTCTTTCGTTCACTATCGAGGGTAATTCTCAGTCTGACTATCAAGCAAAGAAGAAAGCTTTCTTTGATGAGCTGTATAAAGGTGTGGTTGATATTCAAGTTCCGGCTAACAGTAATGAGATTTATCATCTGATTTATCTTGGGAAAAGCGTTGCTTACGCACAGAGTTTAGACCGAACTTTTGGAAAAATTTCAGCCAAGTTTAACGAGCCCAATCCGGCAAACAGAAGCTAATTCACGACATTGGTTTTATTGTCGTGTATGTGAGTGCTCAAAATTGGGCACTCTTTTTTTTATCCCCGAACTTTGAAGACATGGAACAAATCGACATCAAAGACATATCCGGTGCTATCCAGCTTACAACTTTGATCAATGAAGGCTGCAAGCGTAAGTTCACTCTGATGAAGGAGGACTACATCATGTTAAAGTTCTCCTTAGAGAATCCCATATATTTCAAACTTGGCTCATACGTGGAATGTAACTTCGGATTGTTCGAGGTGTGCGACTTGCAGAAGCCCGCATTCAACACCAATACCGCCGGCTACGATTACGAATTAAGACTTGACGCCTACTACTGGAAATGGAAAAACAAAATCTTCAAATATACCCCGGAGACGGCCGGACAGGAAGCGTCCTGGAACCTGACCGCTCCGCTTGACGTACAAGTCGGTATAGTCCTTAGAAATCTGAAAGCTCTTGGTTATGCGTATAAAGGACAAGATTTTGTTTTCTCCATTGATTCCACAGTCGAAAACAAGTCCCAGTTGATGAGTTACGACAACATCAACATCCTTGACGCTTGTTTTGAGATGGCGAAGAAATGGGATTGCGAATGTTGGGTGACTGAAAACATCATCCATTTCGGGCGTTGTGAGTCCGGTGACGCGGTGGATTTCGAGATCGGGAAAAACGTGCAGGAAATGTCACAGTCAGAATCCCAGTCCACCTATGCCACCCGTATCTACGCTTTTGGTTCCACCCGTAACATACCGGCAGACTACCGCCCCATTGACGAGACCGTGGTTGTGAACGGCGTGGTGCAGCGCAGGCTGATGCTTCCCGAAGGCACTCCTTACATTGACGCTTATCCTGATATGACTACCGAGGAAGCCGTCGAGCAGGTGGTTATCTTCGATGAAGTCTATCCCCGAAGAACGGGCATCATGTCGGATGTCACCACTATCGAAGTGACGGACAAGGTGGAGAATGAGGACGGCACAACCACCGAGGAAAAATGGAATGCCTACCGCTTTAGGGACACGGGTGTTAACTTTTCCGAGAAATATATCCTCCCCGGTCAGGAGCTGAGGATACGTTTCGCATCCGGGCTTCTCAACGGTTTGGAGTTTGCCGTGAAGTTCAATCCTGAGGGAAAGCCGGAGAAATTGGAGGATGGCGGATGGAACCCTGAGGCACAGCTTTGGGAGATAGTCAGGAATGAGGACTATGGCAGACCGCTTCCCGGTGATGTGCTCTTTCCCCAGGATGGAGATGAATATGTGCTTTCCGGCTGGGACAGTACGAAAATAACCGAGCTGGGGCTTGTGGGTGCCGCCGAGCAGGAGTTGAAGGAAAAGACTGAAAAGTACGCTGCCAAATCCAAGATAGACCCGAGTACCTATGGCTGCACGATGATGTCAAATGACGCATACCGTGAGGATGGCGTTCATAATTTCTATAGCATCGGTCAAAAGGTCAACCTTATCAACAAGGCTTATTTCGAGAACGGAAGACAGTCAAGGGTTATCGGATTTGAATTCAATCTTGATTTAGCTTATGATTCCCCTATATATACTGTCGGGGAAACCGCCGCCTATTCTCGTATCGGGGAGCTGGAGGAAAAGGTTGAGAGCCTTACCCTAAAGGGACAGACCTATACGGGCGATGGTGACAGCGGTGTGTATGTGATAAGAAGGAATGACTCTACACCGGCCACGGATAGTAACGTGTATTCCGCATTGCGCTCCTTAGTAATGTTCCTTCGTAAGGATCAAGCGGACGGAACAAATTTCTTATTGAAGTTCGGCAAGTTCATCGACTCCATGATTGCCGGTAAAGGTGCCGGTATCTATCCTGACGGGCGCGGTCAGTTCGAGCGTCTTGAGGTACGCGGCTCCGCAGTGTTCAAGGAAATCATCTATAACCGTCTGAACGCACAGGAAGGCGACACCTCATATTCCGAGAACGGAGTCATTGAGTCCGTGGCTTTAGAGAGCGACGGAACTTATACCCTGAAATTGCGCAAGCGCTGGGAGAATGACTTCACCGCATTCCAGGAGGGTGATATAGTGTACGGGATTGTAAACAACCTCTTTTCAACGGGGGAGTATTACGCCTCGTGGATGCGCGTGCTGTCCAAGAATGTCCCGGCCAACTCCATCTCGGTGTTGTCATACCCGGACAGTGAGGTGCCGGGCGGTAAAAACTATCCTCCCACAGAGTTGACGATCATTACCAGAAGAGGAAACGCCTTCAATGAGGACAGGCAAAGCTACTGGTATTTGTCCGCCACCACGGATAAATGTCTTGTCTGGCTGGAAGGAGTAACGAAGCCTGTCTTGGAACAGAACAACTATTACATGATATTGGGGCGTTTGCCCAATTTGGATTTGTTTGACAATCTCCCCGTCAACTATAAGCACTCGTACATATTCGCCCGTGCCGGCATCTTCGGTGAACTTTACCGGGTGGACTGGCAGGGACTGCCCGTACAGGAACTGGTGGACCGTGGCTTTTGGTCGGCCGAAGTCGCGTCCTCTGACAATCCTTACACCAATACGCAGGAGCGGGCGGACACGGTTTGGCACTACGGCTGCAAATGGAAGTGCCTGATGACGGGAACAGCCGACGAACCGCAATATGCGGCGGCCGGATGGGCGATGCTGGAAGGGAACCCGGAATTTACGATAGAGATCGGCAGCACAAAGGGGTGGTATTTTGATATCGAGACTTTTTCCACAACGTTATATATTACCGGCAAGCTGTACAACCGTGACGTGACAGATCATATACTTGACGCTGATGTGAGCTGGACGCGTGATACCGGGAATGTATCAGAAGATAACGCATGGGCGGTGAAGCGTGCCGGCGCCGGGAAAAATCTTCCTCTGACGATAGATGATCTCGGACCGAATTATACCAACATGCGGGTGTGTACGTTTAAAGCACAGGCGTTATTGCGTGACGGGCAGCAGTTTGAAGTGGCGGAGAATTTTGTAACATTTTAAAATGGTTTTATACAATGGCAACAAAGCAACGAAAAATAGAAATCAACTACCGGCTGTTACAAACCAGTTGTAACATCGAGGTGGTGGGCAGCGTGCCGGACATGCAGGTCTACCAGGCTGACAAAGCTGAATACACTCCGGACTATACGCTGACACCGCTGGTCCTGTTTCCGCGGTGCAACGCCACCGATCCGGAAGCGGTGACTAAAATCGGGGCGGTCAACTCCAGGCTGACCAACATGAAGTGGTACGAGCGCATCGGAACCACACGCACACTTATCACATCGACAAACACAGGCTACAGCATTACGGAGTCCGGTGACAGCAAGGGACAGATCACAATGAAAAAAAATGTCACCGTCCTAAAACCCGTCACGCTGGAGTTTTACGCGGAATATGCCGACACACGTACCGGACAGCTGTTTACTTTTCAGATGAGCTGTCTTGTCCGCGCGGTTGACGGTACGGATGCGATCCCCGTATTGACGATAGACAGCCCGTCCACGCTGGACTGGAACCCGGTGCGTGACATCACCGCACAGACCATCACGGCTAAACTGATGGTAGGCGACACGGACGTGACGGCTACGGGCAAATGCAAGTTCTTCTGGTACCGTCTGTTGTCTACGGGAGCGCTGGAGGCGATAACCACAGGAGCGGGTGACAACGACTGGGAGTTTGTATCACTGAACAAGAATGTATATAAGATTGACCGCAATTATATAGGTGATGACATCACGATTGTCTGCAAGGCCACCTATGCGGCTTCCGGGACTCCGGCATCAACCCCGGGCACATCGGACCCGGCAGTCTCTACGGTGATACGCCGCAGGATTCCGAAGATTGAAGCCGACTGGGAGGGCGTACCTACGGGTGTTCCGGATGGGACTTACGCCATCTTTCCCAGACCCGTCATTCGGGATACCATGGGGGTTATCCCGAATCCATCCGCCATGTTTAACTGCCACTGGTACGTCAAGAAGAGCGGAGATGCCGGATATGCCAAGGTTGCCGACGGATACTCTCCCAGGATACCTTTCAGCAACGGCATGATGTTAAAGCTGGAGGTGGAGGACAGAGGCCCTTACGTGGCGCTGACACAAGGCGGCAAGGTGCTCACACAGGGGGGCAAGGCGGTAGTAGTAAGAAAATTTGGATAACATTAAAAACAATAGAATTATGGCATTTTACATTAAAGTAACGAAGGAGGTTGCCGACCGGTTGCATCTGACCGATATCCGCAACAGGACAGCGGATGGCAATGTATTATTGTGGCAGGCGGACGTGGCACGTTTCCCCGGCGACACGGTATTTGACAGGGCCAAGGAAGCGGGCGGCGTCTGCCTGACCCCGCAGGCGGCGAAAGAAGAGATAGACGGTACGGACCATCCCGTCGAAGTATTCACACCTGCCTCTTGGGGGGAGGACAACACCGAAAGCTCCGAAGGCACGGATAGTACGGAAACGACCGGGGAAGGAGGAGCGTCATGAGTTTGGCCAGCGCGACCGGACAGGTCATATTTTCGCAAAAGGGCGGCGTATACATGCCTGCCATCCAGTGTAACCAGGGAGATCTGTATCAGGAGTATATGGGCGAAGCGTCCGCGCCGACGAACATCGCACCGGATTTCGCTTCGCTCAAGCCCGTCTTGTCCTTCATTCTCACCTCTTCGCGGGTGGCGGAAGGGCTGGTGGTTCCTTCCTCCATGAAATGGTATTTCAATGATGTCGAGATCAAGTTCTCGGGCAATGTCTCCACCAACACGTTTGGCGGTGAGACGGGACATTTCAAGTTTATCCCTTACCAGCCCGGTACGACGGATTACTACGGATTGCAGATCGTCAAGAATCTGGTCAAGGCGAGCGGAGCGGCCTCTTGTACCATCAAGGGTGAAGCCACCGTGACCGTTGGGAATACCAGCGACACCGTCCAGTTCGTCTATAGCATCCCCATTACCAAGGGGGTCGGAAACCAAAAGCATGTGACGATCATTGCCGGTGACAACAAGTATTTTACCCTTCGGGACAAAGGGCAGAGCTGCATTCTGAAAGCCGTAGCGCGCATGGGCAGTGACGAGATCACTACCGGACTGGCGTACAAGTGGTACAACCAGGTCAACGGTGCGTGGAGCGTGCTGAGCGGAAAGACCACACAGACATTGACCGTCACCAACGATATGGTTGACACGACAGGTGTGTTCAAGGCGGAGGTGTACCAGGGCGGCAAGCTCATCGGTCAGGACACGCAGTCCGTAATGGATGCGTCCGATCCGTTTGATTTGATCCTGAATCCCACGCCCGAGGACGAGACCATCCGGGAAAGTGGTGACACGGTGGTCTATAAGCCCATTCTGGTCAAGCGTGGAAGTACCACCAAGTACAAGGACATGACTTTCTATTTCGTGTTCATGGACAGTGCAGGAGTAGTCCTTAACCCGTCTACTTCCGGTACAGCAGCCACTTCCGGCACGTGTACTTGGGACATGTGCCAGCAGGCAGGAGGCAACGTGGCATGGACCATCACAACCAAGGAATAAGGAGGTGATATGCCGTTGGTGACTAGAACCGGACAGGTCAGTTTTGCTCCAAAAGGTGACAAGGGAGATAAGGGGGCGCGCATGCGTATGCGTGTATGGGAGGCGTCTGTGTCTTACCTGGAGGGCAAGCAAGGGCAGCAGTTTTACGACATTGTACTTTATGACAACCTGCTGTACCTGTGCATCCGTTCGCATACGTCGGTATCGACGGAAACCCCCAAACAGAATGTGGCTTCGGGAAAAATAAAATACTGGGAGGTAGCACAGAGCTGGACTTTTATCGCCACCAAGCTGTTGCTGACCGAGAAGATCAAGGCGTCCATGATTGATGCGGACGGTATCAGGGCGGTCAATGTGGATATCAGCGGAAAAATCACGGCGGATAGCGGACGTATCGGTCCGTTTTCCATAGATTCCGGTATGTTGTCCTCAAAAACTCTTTATGAGGGGACGGATTCCCATGTCGGTTTCAACCTATCCGCCGGACAGATAGAGTTTTATAACGAAAGGACATTTGCACGTGTAAAAATCGGAGGGAACACGAAATTTGTCACAATCGAAGGGATATCGTATGATGCCGGAATTGACATACAGAGTCCGAATGCCATGATCGGGATGCACATCAAGACCCTGAGCATTCCTCTGTTCGTGGAGGGGGGTAACATTTTCCTTCATCCGAACAATGACAGTTATGTGTCCATACGTGGGCTTACGCTGAATGCAAGGGCTGTAGCGGTCAGTACAAAGCTGAATTCTAATGATGATATAATATCATTTACCAACACGTCCGATATAACAGTCACGATGCCTGATGCGTATGTTGGGAAGGTGTTGTTCATAAAGAAATACAATACGGCAAGGGTGACACTTACGGGAGGTACTTTTATGAATGCGAATGATGGAGATACAAATACTTCTTTTGTTCCTTTACAGCACAGTCACATGCTTGTATATGATGCAAGAGGCAGATGGATAGATTATTATTGCGGATAACAGTATTTAATTAAGAATATTATGAAAGTTGATTTTACAAAATTTCCCCTGTTCACGGGGATAGACAGACAGGATATGGTGATAGCGGATATCCGTAAGGATATTGCTGACGGCATTTACAGGAACGTGCCCGGTCTTCCGGCGCACGTGCTTGCGGAGAAGATCTATCGGAACGAGCTTGTGGAGCTTGCCGATGACGAGATTCATATACTTGACCTCTACACTTCCGCTTCGGTGGGGCAGCTCGCCGACTCATGGCAGGATTATAAGAAAAACAATTTGGAAACTGGTAAATAAAAAATATTATGGAAAAGATGGAATTAAGTGAGGCGTTGAAAGCCAATGCCTCAGTACTGGAAGAACTGTTAGAGATAAATAAGATTATCAATGGTTTTACTAGTGAATCATTTTCGTTACATAAAGGTGAATCAAAAAGAATAAAAGCAAATGGCATATTGGTGATATGTAGTCAATATTATAATTTATATCCATCAATAGCTGTAATATCTCCAGCAACTAAAAATATAGAATATATTGGAGGGTATAAAGAATATATTGATGGAACATTATTTACTTTCACTTTTGAAAATGACTATACTACTATTATGACTTCCAAAATTGAAGGAGTTGAAGGAAGCAGGGTTCCTTTTTTAATTGCTTATCAAAATTTATTGCCTTAAGAAGATTAGTAAAATCCTTCTGGAAGGACTGTTAGGAGTTAGCAGTAGTACTATATTTAAAGGAAAAGGGTATATCCAATTAAAAACTGAAGACGATATT